GTCCTCTTGCAGCATTCCAGGACAAGACCATAGCAGTCCATCCCGGTCATGGATCTTCCGTGCACCTTGAATGGAACGTTCAGGAGATCCTCATATATCATGCGTTGCCCCGGTTGTTATATGTCGAGAAGACCAGCGGGGCGAATGTCATGCTCATCCGGTCATCAGCAGAGAAGGTGAAGGAGAGCTTCCGCTCGTTCCATATACCCTCGCCGTATTTGTGTTCATGTCCCTGGATTTCCTGGACTGTGCCGTCCTTAAGGAGCACTCCCACGGCCTCGCATTCGAGCGTGGTGTAACTTTCCAGGGCTTCGATGATAAGATTGTCCACCAACTGGATCTCGAGCGTTCCACCGCCGTCTGCGCCCATCTCAGGCACGGCCGAAGTATACTCGAATGTGCTGGCTGTCCAGACATGGCCGTCATATTCCAGGGAGCGGTTGTCATTGATGAAGCGGTAGTCCACATCATCATTGTGAAGCCTGATAAGATAAGGGAGGGAATACCCTCCGGACTTCCTCATCTGGTTGAATATGCTGTTCAAACTAAATCTCCATCACTGAAATAGTCACTTCCTTATAAAGCTGTCCTGTCGCCTGCGGCGGCTCGGTGAACTGATACTCCTTTGTCCCGGAGTGCGACACCAGGTCGGGGAAGGTGAAGTTCTCAGCTCCGCTCTTGGCTGTGTTCTCGAACCAGGAGAGGAATGTCCGGTACTCGCTGCCTGATCCGTCATCGGTCATCCGGATCCGGAAGGAGAAAGACTTCCGCGGGCTTGAGTTCTTGAGATAGACCACGCGCCGCCCGCTCTTCATCTCCACGGTCTCGGTGTTCTCTACATATCCGGTCGTCATGCCGAATGCCTTTGTGTTCACTCCGGCGGGCCACTGTACTGACATAGCTTCCTCCTAATTGGATATCCTTGTTCCGTTCTGTGAGTTCTGCTGCATGAGCAGCTCCTTGTCATACCGCCCGGAGGAGAGCCCCTTCTTGACGGTCTTGTCTATGATTATCTCTATATCCCGGTCTGTCACCGATGCTGTGACATCCACATCGTTCGCCCGGTAGTTCTTTATGTTGATGTTAGTACCTCCAGCAGCGCCAGGGCCTCCGTTGGCCATCTGGAAGAGCGCCGCCTGCTGCTTCCTGGTGAGCACCATCTCCCCGGAGTTGACCATGGCATGCACCCGGTCTCCGCTGTATGAGTTCCCCGGAACGACACCGCCTGTCGCGAATGTAGGCGGCTGCGGCTTGTTGGCGATTATTGTAGCTATCTGGGCGGCGCCTGCGGCAGACACAAGCGCTGCTGTGATGAATCCGAGGGGACCGTTCTGCTTGAAGCACTCTGTTATACCCTGGGCGATGTTTGCGACAGCCTGGAGGCTTGATACAGTCCACTGCCAGAGCTCTATCCTGTACTGCTCGCGTGCAGCCTTCTTCCGGGCGGCGAGGATCTTCTTGTTCTTCTCCTCCTCGGAGAGCTCCTCGGCCTCTATCTCGGCAATCCTGACATCGAGGTTCGCCTCGCTGTTCTCCTTTGCCAGGGCACCCATCGTGTTGACTGTGTTCACCAGCTGGTTGAGGCTGTCCATCATGAGTTCCCGGCGCTTTGCCTTGAGCTCGTCAATGGCCTTTTCCTCGGCCTCCTTCTCCATCTGGATCAGGGCGATGCGTTTCTGTGTGTATTCCTCCTGGATCTGCTCCTTCTCCTCCTCGGAGATGGTCTCCATGGCAAGTATATCGTTGTAGTAATCCTCGAGGGCCTTCCTTTGGTCTGCCAGCTGCTCCTGCAGCGTCCGCTGGTCAGGCGCGGTTATCCGGTCGAGCTGGTTCTCGAACTCCTGGAGGCTACGCCGCTCGAAGTCCTCGTTGAGCTTCTCAATCTCACGGCGCTTCGCTGCCTGCTCTTCGGCAAACTTCTTCTCCTGGGCCAGCTGGTCCTCATGCTGCAGGCGCCGCAGGATTCCTATCTTCTCCCCGAATTTCTCCTGGAGATCTATTATATATTCATTGCTGTCACCATAAAGGTTTACAAGCTCCTCATATTCTTCGGTGAGCGCCTTGATCTCATCCTCCAGCTGCTCCTGCAGCGTCCGCTGGTCAGGCGCGGTTATCCGGTCGAGCTGGTTCTCGAGGGATGTGATAGCCTTCTCCTGCTTGTCCTGGTTGAAGATGCGGAGCTCTGCCAGCTTCTGCTCATTCTCAAGCTGCAGCTCCTTGGCCTTGGCCGCTCTTTCCTCCGCATCTGCCTTTGCCTGGACAACCTTCACCTGTTCCTGGATGGTGGCGAGGAGCTCTTTTGCCTCCTTGCTCTCGGCGTCAACCATGCCCTCTGACTCGGTGAGCAGCTTCACATATGCCTTGGTGTAGATGTCAAGGAGATCCGCATCATCTGCCTCCTCTCCCTTGAGCTTTGCCTCCAGCTTCAGCTGCTCGACAGCCTTGTCCATGTCGGCCTTGTTGCTGGCGATGAAATCTGAGCGCTTCTGCTCGGCGGCCAGCCGGTCATTCTCTGCTTTCTTGGCGCGGTCAGCCTCTGCCTGCTCGGCATCGGCAATTTCCTTCTTCTGCTCCCGGATCTCCATGATGGCAGTTATCTGCCTGTTCAGCATGATAAGCTCTGTCTTGAGATTTTCAAGCTCGACACCCTGCTTGTATCCGGAGGCGATATCGGCCAGGACATCATTCCTGCGCCTCTGGAGGATTGAGAGCTCATTGTCGGTCACCTTGCCGGCGTCCTTGTTTATGAGCTTGATCGCCTTCATGTGGGCTTCCCGGTACTCCCGGGCCGCCTTCTCGGAGTCTGTCCATCCCTTTATGAGGCCGGTGAAGAATCTCCTGATCGGGCCCATTGTCTCTTCGACGCTTGCGCCCATCTCCTCCTTGAAATCTCCCCAGGCATTGCTCAGTTGCTCTGCGGATCCGGTGGCCTTGGCGGTCTCCTCGGCCAGTCCTTTGTATGTATTTGCGACGACCTCGACGGCCTTGCCCTGCTCAAGCTCCTCCTTGGTCAGGTTCTTGAGCGCCGGAATCTGCATGCCCAGCCTTCCTATCTGGCCGGAGTAGGACATGTTCAGTCCGCGCACAGCCTCGTCCAGCGATATCATTCCGCTTGCGGAGGCATTCAGCGCCGCATTCATTATCTGCATTATCTCTGTCTCTGATCTTCCGGTGGCAGCGAGCTGGGCCATGAAGGGGAGGAGCTGCTCATCTCCGACAGTGGAGATGTTCTGCAGCTGCGCCGCGTATTCCTTGAGCCTCCTGGTGGATGCTGTGTCGAGATATGGGTTGTTCTTGACGGCAGTCTCCAGCTGTATCTCCGCCTTGCGCTGCTGCCTGTATGCTCTGCTCAGGTCTTCCATGGCGGCGTAGAGCTGCTTTACTGCTCCGGTCACCGCCTTGTATGCTGTTCCGAGCCCCATCATGCCGAGACCGAGGGAGGCGAGTCCCTTGGTCGCATTGGCGAGCCCGTCGATTTTAGTCTTAATCTTTATAAAGCCGTCTTCTAATGACATAAAAGCTCCTTGAGCTTACCCGAGCAGAGTGTTGAACTCCTCCAGGTTCTTCTTTGATTCCTCGTCCGGCTCTTCCGGCAGCGCCCACATTCGCTTAAGCCTGAGCATATGCTGGTCGTTTCCGGAATAGCACCTCCATCCGATGACCTCGTTAAGCCTGGTCCCCGGGATGGCGGAGAGCATTGCCCGCACCTTGTGCCAGTGGATCATACCCTCAAAGAGATCCACTCCATAGCACTGCTTTATAGCGCACCATATCAGGTCCGCATCTATGTCGTAGTCCAGGAGCTTCTCCGTACCGGTGTCGCCCTCGACCCTCGGTATCTCCTTCTTTTCATAGGCGAAGGCCAGAAGCGCCCTGAATCCGGCGGCGCGGTCCTCCGGCGGGTCTCCTATATATAAATAGTCAAACTCCGTTACAACGGTCTCCTTGTCCTTGAGCAGCTGGAAGAACCGGAACCAGAAGGAGTGTCCTGTATTTATCGGGTAAAAAATACCCGACACCTCCACAGTGTCGGGCAGTTTCTGTTTTGCCAGATCCATCGCTTATTCCAGGGTGATAGCCTTGGTTGTGGTTGCTGAAGCTGCGGTGAATACAACAGCTGCAGAATGGCTTGATGCATCCCATGCGCCCAGGGCATATTCCTCTCCGTCCTTGACAGTGAAGTATGCCTTGCCGCTCGCGTTGGTCTTCTTCTCGGTTCCGCCGATTGTGACAGTTGCTCCTGATACTGCGCTTGCGTCATAGGATACGGTCACCTCAAGCTGGAACCATGTCTCTGATGTCGCAGAGAACACTGGCACACCGTTTGACACGGTTGCTGTGCCTTTCACTGTTCCGGAGTTGAAGTTCACGTTTGCAGTGATGGTTCCCTCGACAGGGTTCATGTTGTCGAATACCATGAGACATGGTGTCTTCCATGCCATGTATGCTCCACCGGTCTTCGCGTTGTAGAACACGATGAGCATCTCGGTCTCGGCATCGTTTCCAGTAGCCTGTGCGAAGAACTTCCCGAAGAAGTACTCATAGTCAGGCTCGCCCTTGATCATGGTCAGAGGCTGTGACAGGCTTGGTTTGTAGCGGTCAAGCACTGTGGTCGGAGCCTCATCTGAAATGAAATCGAAGTCCTTGGTCTCCGCATTCATTGTGATGGTGTTGTCTGTGGACTTCTTGATTCTTGTCCACTCCGGACTAACCGGTGTTCCTGTGTTGAGGAACAATGCGACGTGATATTTCTTTACGAATCCGCCGTCAGCCAGATCTTCCATTTTTTTTCTCCTACGGCCTGTTCTGGCCGTCCATATACGTGATCATGACAGCCATCACATAGATAGTCTGTCCCTTGTCGTCAACCTGCACGAACTGAGGGAGAGACCCTCCCTCTCCCTGGAAGGTGACGCCGTCCGACATCCGCACCAGCTGCGCGTTGTCCAGAAGATTGAGGATGGCTTCAAGCCACATCCGGGCATTTGCAGCATTCGCGGCCCTTGCATAATAGGAGAAATGCGCCTCCACCATGCGGGTGCCGTCCCCGAAGTCCCTTGCGGAGCTCTGGGACGGATCATGCCGTGATATTATCAGATCCCCGGCCTCAACCGGGAATACATCATTGTAGATAGCAGGCAGGGTCTTGTCCTGCTTAGCCAGCCATGTGTTGACACAATCAGCTATGTTCAGCACCTATTGCCTCCAGCCATTTGTCAAGGTATCTCGCCTTGGCGGTCTCGAACCACTTGGATGTCGCCCTCGGGTTATCGTTGTGCCCCTGGATGCCTTTCCAGTTGTAGTACTGGAATGCAGCATATGGAGTCTGCCACACGACCTCGCCGCTGCCGATGACTGTATGGATTACAGCCGATTTCTGCAGGGCGCCGGTGACATGAGGGCAGAACAGGTTGGAATCCCGCA